GTCTCGGATTTCAAATGTTACCGCCGTGCTTATTTTTGGGGATACAACAATACCCTTTAGTCGTGTTCGACCTACATAGTAAGAGCCAGCCGCGCTAAGGTGCGCACTTTTTACATCAGTTTGCATTGTCATAATCAATCTCCTTGTAAAACGGGGGCCGAAGCCCCCGGAGTCAATTAATCAAAGTTACCGTATGGGTAAGTTGTGCTGTTGCCAATGCTTGGATCAAGCTGGGTATAACGAACTGCAAAAGTAAATGTGCCAGCAGTAATTACCGACAAAGTACCGCTCACGCCAGCAGTGTAAGGAATGGTCAATGTAACCACAACTTGAGACATCAAAGAGCTGTATGGGCTTGTGCCGCCGCCGCCGCCGTATTGCGAAGGTGGGTTTGTGATGTCGGCAGAAGTAGAATTCGCGGACAATAATTGAGCCCCAGTTTGAGCAACTGTATTACGACCGGTTGCGGCGTTCATGGAGGTCACGTTGCCGTAAGTTGTAACGTTAAATGCGTTACCAACTTTTGCAGTAACAGTGCCAACTGTGCCGTTATCCAATGTAATTGCTACGTTGGTATCGAGCAACAAATCTGTGATTGTTGAGCCGTAGGGCAAATAAAACACAGCACCACGATACAAAGTACCGGTCGTAGTAGACACCGAATCAGCAGTAATGGTTGCTGCGGCTGGGGGGAATACAGTAGCTGATGGCGTGTAAACAACTGCGTTTACGTTGGGGATGCCGTTAGCATTAACAAACTGGCCGGAGCCGCCGCCATAATTGGCAGTGCCGTTGGCGGTGTTTGTCAAAACAAGTGTGGCATCCTGAACCAATTCACTGTAGCCCACATTACGCAGTGGGCCAAAACGGTTGTCGCCCGAAAGAATTGGGCCTTCAAATGTTGCGCGTCCCATATTGGAACTCCTTATGCAAAAGAACCCTTACCAATCGTTGCATCGTCTGCTGGGGCAGTAGCGGTAAGGGCAATCACCCAGTTGTTCTTAATATACATGATTTAAACGTTGTCAACAAGTATTTAAACGCAAAAAAGGGGCCCGAAGGCCCCTCTTTTTTTTCAACTGGATCAGAAAGAACCAGAAGAACCCCACATACCCAATGGATCGCTCCAGCCAAAGCTGTAACGCTCGCGGGACTTGTAACGGACGTTGCCGGTATCAAAGTCACCGTCCATGCTGTTTTGCATGGGGGTACGCACAAAGTGCTTCAAACCGTTAGGAACGTCAGTGGTCAAGAACCATGCGTTAGGATCGGTCAAGAAGTGGTTCACGGTGTAGCCTTCAGCCACGGAACCGTTGTTCTTCAATGCGTTGATGTCGTTGTTGTTGGTACCAACGCGCAGCTCGGTTTCGAGCAAGCGGGTAGCAACAAACATCAATTGTGGAGGAACAATCAGCTTCTTTGGCTTGGCTGCAAGCAGCAAACCGCGCTCATCCGTCCAACCAGCGATTTGAATAACGGCAGCTTCCAAAGAAGTTTCGTTGCAATCAGCTTGAGTTGAAGGGGTGTTTGCGTTAACGCCACCGTTAACCAATGGGTGAGAAGTGCTGAACAAAGCAACACCGTCACCACCAGTGTAGGCTGCGCTGAAGCCGTTGTTCAAAACGGCGGCAGCTTTAACCTGCTTGGTGTAGGCCATAGCGCGAGCCAAGCCTTTGGTGTAGCGTGCAGACAGGCTGTCATACAAGTTATCTTCGATAGCTTCTTCAGTGATCGAGAAGCCCAGAGCAATCGTTTCGTGGTTGTAACGAGTGGTCCATGCTTCTTGAGCATTGTCATAAGCAATCGCGGAACCTTCAGCCTTCACGGGTGCTGCGCTGAAGCCGGACAGTTTTGTCTCTTCTTCAAACGAACGCTCGGAAGTTTCGGTTTCGTAGATTTCTTTATGCTCTTCGCCGTAGCGGGCGTATTCCAGACCGAACAAAGCGTTCAGACCGGGGAGCAACTCTTTAAGTAGTTGTGCGCGTGAAATAGCCATTTTGAGTTACTCCTTATTAGGCGGTTGCAGAGCTGTAATAGCCATGAACCAACAGGTTTACTTTCACCAGAATTTCTGGGTACTGTGTAAACACAATGGTAGACGAAGAGCCAATGTCAGTGCCGGAGCCAAGGACGTTAGGCTGTGCGTTGATGGTCACCGAAGTAGCACCAGCGCTGGCAGCAGCAGTCACAAAAGAACCAGTCTCGATCAATTGACCGTTAGCGGCCAAGTAAGCGACATCAGTACCGATAGGCAATGCAAATGGAGCGCCAGAACCAGTCAAGGTAATGGTAGTGCTTGACGAACTACCAGTGGCGGAACCAGTCACGGCTGTATCTGGAACAACGCCAACGCAACGAACTGGGAGGATCGAGGTGACGGGAGTTGCAGTAGGAGCCAACACAGCATTGGCAGAATCGCCAGTGTTGACGTTGCCAGTGTTGTTAACCAAAGACAGGTTTGTGCCAATCAAAGACAAAGCGCCAGAAGCAACGGTAGTACCAGAAGAGGTAACCACTGCTTTAAACACGGTGTCAGGATCATCGCAAACAATTGCTCGGGCATCGCCAGCCAGCGTAGAAGCGGGCCAGTATTGCGAGAATGTCTTCTGCTTGGTCAAGGGGTTGGTGTACGAGCAGCCCAAAAACACGCCAGTGATTTGGTTAACGCCAGTACCAGTAGAAACGGAGGCGCGGGTAGCAAAACCACGCGACAGAACCACAAAGTCACCATAAAAGATGCTTGTGCCGTAACCGTATTGAATTGGCAGTTCACGGGTAGAACCCGCAAAAACTTGCCCACCGATCAAATTGATCGGCTTCAGGCCGTAAGGCGCTGAAACAACGGGATAAGCCATTTAAGACTCCTTATTTATTTAGAACCAGAACCGAAACTCACCTCAGACCGTCGTTCTGAGAACTTAGGCATATTGGGGTGACTTTCACGCATGAATGATTGATCCACCGATTCCATTTGAATTTTGTTTTGTCGTGAATAATATGCATCACGCTGCTTCAAAAATTCTTCCGGAATACGGCAAAGTACGAGGCCACCAATTTCGATACCGCCTTTAAACCGGCCATCGACAACTGAGTGCATCATTAACTCCGGATATTCGTCTGCCTTTACAGGCTCAAAACCTTCACGGAGTTTTGCAGAGATGTTACCGGGATCGGCTGTACCCAAAGTGCTAACGCGAATATAACGATGAACCCATCCCGGACGGGGATTTGGCATCGGCAAAGTTTCAGGCTTTTGCCACGATTCTGCACGATAAAAATCGGCAGCACGTGTTTCAAATTCACGCGATTTGCGTTTTTGTTCTACAACTTGTTCCATTATTCACCTCTACTTAAAATTGCTACCTGTTTTGCGTATGCTTCTGGAGTAATCCCTAGCTTGCGGGCTAACGCAACTTGAGATGGCTTCAGTCGAACGCGACTTGGCGGTGTGCTTCTTGACGCCGGTGCAACCGGTGAAGCGGATCGTGCGCGGCGCGGTGATTCCTCAGCCGCCGGAGTGGATCGTGTTTCGGATGTCCGATCATCATCATCGCTCTGAATTTCAAAGTATTCAGGAAATCTTTTACGCATTGCGTTATCGATAGTGCGGAAGTATTCTTCCGTACCGATATAGTTAGCACCATACTCGCGTTGAAGTTTCTTGTCAAGCCCCATTGCAAGCATTGTCATTTCATCATCTTTTCCAAACCAATCCGAGTTATCGGATACCCAAGTTTTTGTCCTTGGGGTGATTTGTTCTTGAGTTGGTTGCTGACGTTGCGGAACTTGGAAATTATCTTGAATTTCCACTGGGCGCATTGTGCTGGCGCGGTCAATTTTTAATGTTGCTTTAGAAATTTCTTCCTGAGCAGACACCAATTTATCGGCATCACCAGCCTCAAATGCTTCTTTGAGTTTCTTTTTTGCCGCTTCTAATTCAACTTCTGCGGCGTGTTTTGAAGTTTGAATATAGGCTTCGCTGCCGTTTTTAAGCTGGTTCTTCAAGTTTTGATTTTCTTGATATACAGCTTTTGCAAACTCTTCAGCGGCCAAACGCTCTTGCTCCGCAGTTTCGCGGGCGCGTTTTTCTTCGTGATAGCCTTCGGAGAATTTCTTCATCCTGCGCTGAACGCGCTGACCATATTCACTTAATTCATCATCAGAAGGCTCAACATCGGGTTTTTCCGATTTGACTTCTACTTCCGGCTTTTCCGCCTCAATGTTAACTTGAGTTTCGGAACTTTCTTCATCAGGGAATTTAAATTCAACTTCAGCCATGATTAATTCCCCGCACGTTGAATGCCGCGTGGGTCTTGCACCACTGCGTCAACAGAATCATCATTAATGATTCGGAACTCTTGGCCGTGAATTTTTAACCTTGTGCCTGAATTTGGGCGCACGATGACAAAATCACCCTCTTTGCATGAAGGGCCGCTTGGGAACCGTGTTTTATCTGCGTAGCAGTCGGGCCCCATTTTGACCACAAATAATACTGGTGTCAGTATTTCTTCGTACCTCATGGTTTGAGAATCTTTAATCAAGCCAATTTCGCTGTCCGCGAATTCCTCATCGGCTTGAGGCACAACCGTTAGGATGTGATAAGTTTTAGGGTCCGGCAGTTGTCGTGCCTTCTCCTCCGCTGCCTTGTTCATGATCCGGGAAAGATCAACCGCAAGCGCGGGATTAATAACTTCAGTCATCTGAATGCTCCATTTTTTGCACAAGGTCGGTTATGAACTCTATTGCGAAACCAAGACCTTGGATCGTTCCGCATAGGTATTTGTACTCAGCAAAATCTTTTGGAAATCCCCTTGAGCATGAGGATTCGTATATAGATTTTTGCTGGATAAGCTCTTTAACCACGTGGGTTAAGGTTTGAGTGTCGTTCAAGTTCTTTCCTTGTTAAGTTGCGGTTTATTGGTTTGGGACTTGTGTTTGGCAATATCAATGCCAAGTTTTGTTCCTTCAAACTCCATTTGATGTTTGAGTTTGTCTTTTGCTGCGGCAGCAGTTGCGGAAACTTGCATTGCCGCGATTTCTTTCTGCGCCTGAATGCGGGCTTCTTCCAACCGAATCCGGTCGGCTTTTTCCGCCGCGTCGATCTGTTGCTTTTGTTGCTTCAATTGCATATCTTGTTGCTTCAATTGAAGTTCCTGTTGCTGCATTTGAATCACAGGGTCCTGAGATTGCTGTTGGTTCTTTTGCTGCTGGGCCTGTTGCTGGTCGCGCTGCGTTAATTGCTGAGAAGCCTGAGCCGCCCGGATGGCAATTTGATCGGCCATTTCTTTTGGAACAATCACTGGCTCTTTGTCATCTGCATGTTGAGGCAGTACGGCCCCCATCGATTCCTCAATCTGACGGCGGTATTCCAATGCAATATGTTCGTTTACATGGGACATTGCTGCCGACATGATTTGCTGCGCCTGAGGATTCATTTGCATCATTTGCTGAATCTTTGGGTTTTGGATTGCAGACATGTGAACTTGGATGTGTGCCTGATGGTTTTGCTCAATGAAGGCTTTGACGGGCTTCATGGTCAAAAGGTTTTGGTTTTCAGTTACCGGGTCGGTAGGAACCAAATCCTCCTCACTTGGCACAAGTTTGGCCGCGTTCTTTACGCCCAAAACCTCAATCATCTGCCGGTGCAGCAGGGGCATGTCGTAATACTGAGGCGCAGATTGGGCCAGTTGGAATACGGCTTGGTACTGGACAATCTTTTGAGCCATCGTTGCAGCGTTGGGATCGCTGACGGGAATGACATCCACCAAGTGGTAGTCATCCTTCTTGGCCTTGCGGTCGCCGGACTCTGGGTCGTAGCTGTACTCCTCGGGGGTGTCTTCAGCAATGATGGCCTTGAGCAGCTTGAGTTCTTGCTTCATGCTGAAGTGCATGCGGGCCTGAACAGCGCCCATAACCTTTAAGGTGCGCTCAAGGATAGCCAGCGTAGTGCCAACTGGGGCTTGACTGGACATGTCCGACACTTTCATGTCTCCGGAGGAGGCAAAGGCGCGGCCCTCTTCTACGATTTGCTGGAAGAGGGTGTACAGGACTTGACTTGGCTCCTTGTATGGGAGCGGCAAGATGTTGTCGCGGATTGAGCCCCCGGGCACATCGACATCTCGGAACTCTCCGGGATTGATTGGGGTGTCATCACCTTTGATTCGCAATCCACGGGTTTTGAGGCCACCGGGCAAATTACTAAGAGTGCCAGCATCAATAAGCTGACGCATAAGCATAGTAGCGGACTTAGCATAACCACCAATAAGGTGGATAAGTCCATAACCGTAGAAGCCAAATCCGGGGATGTATTGGTAGTGGACAAAATGCTGACGCTTGATGTGTAGCTTGTCTTCTTCATACCAATTCCTCCGAATGGAAAGAATCTTGCGGGTTCCCTTTTCAACGGTGACAACATAAGGTAGTGCAATACCCGTCATCTCACCATATTTATTTGTATGCTCGTAACCCTTTAGGTCTAGGTTCGCGTGCATTTCAAGGATGCGATAGCGATCATCTTGAATGGCTGTGATGCCCATTTCTTCGGATTTTTGTTTCTCAATATCATCGAGTTGAAGGATTGGATCACCCAAATCAATATCCCGGTAGAAACCGGCATCAATTAACTTGAGAACCTCATTTTCATTCTTGCGCATCACATGTGTAACACGCGGTGAACTTTCAATATCCGACTCGCCGTAGGGAACTACGATGTCTTCTGCGGGGATAAATGTGGCTTTTTGACGGCCAATGTTGGGGTCGTAGTAAACCTTTTTGAATGCCGATCCGGAGATTGGCAGGTTCCACAAAAGTTTTTCATGTTCCGGGCGATATTCCGTCATTACCTCAGTCAATTGATAATTCATGTCATCCCGAACACGGGCTGCGGCCTTAGCAATTTCAGGGGTGTCTTTTCCGATAATCACTGTCTTAACCGGACCGGCGGCAGGGAATGTCTCCGTGATGCCTTCCGATTGGAATCTAACCACGGACTCAGCCAACATGGGGTGGAAAATGCCACACGCCCCGTTCCAAGGCTCCGTGCGCTCCTCATACCTCAAGCCCAAGAGCTTTAAGCCCTCGACGTAGGTCTGCGCCCATTCTTTGCGGTCATTGATGTCTTTGTCAAAATCATTGATCAATTCTTCGCCAAGGCTTTGGAGGTCACGCTCATCCATTTCCTCGGCCAAGTTCCCGTCAAACTGACCGGGCTGTTCATCCTGCGGGAGCAGGTCAATTTCCATGCCATCAACGTTAATCTTCACATCATCAGGGTTTTCGATTTCAATTTGCAAATCGGGTTCTGCGGATTGATCGAGGCCCTCGGGCATTTGGTACAAGGCTTTTTCCAACATTTTTATCCTTTAAACGGTGTAATACTTTTCAGAGCGACGGCCCTTGAAATAAATTTGCTCATCAGGTTCATCGGATTCGATGCTAATAAACCCGCCCTGACGGAAACGCAACAATGCCTGCGATGTCGAGTCAACCAAGTCATCGTGATCCCCATTTGGGAATGATGCGCACTCCTCCATCAGCTCATCTGCCCATCGGGTATCAGGACACCACACAATCCCAGCTTCAAACAAAGGAGATACTGCGTTTACACGTGCAATCTTATCGCTTCCTTTGCTTGGTGTGTACTCCTGAATGGGCACTCCAATGTTTTTAAGTTCATAAATCAGCGGGGCCCCGGCAGCTTTCTTCTCAATCAGCACCAAATCCGGGTTCCATTCCTTGTAATACTGCAAAGCCGCAGCCTTGAGTTCAGGAAACTCCATCCTCTTCTTAAAGGAATCCAAAACAATAATGTTTGTCTTGTAATTTCCCTTTTCATCCGGGTGCTGAAAGACACCCCAAATGGTTAAAGCCGAATAGTCAGCACGATTGTTCTTCTCAAATGCCGTATCCCAAGACTGAATGACAAATTCACACGCAGGAGGTCTAGGTTCCTGCCACATGCGCCAGTATTCCCGCTTGATAATCGCGCCTTCCTCAGATGTGGGGTTCTGTTGGTACTGCGCATTCCATTTTGAGGTGGGAATTTCAGCCTTAATGGCCTCCAACTCCTCACGCTTCCAAAAAGCAGGCCACAAAGGGGTCCCAGACGGCAAAATTGCGGGGAATTCGATAACTTCCCAGCCATCTACGCCATCTTTTTCGCTGTTTTTGAGGATTTGTCCGGTGAGATCACGCTTTGCCCACCGAGTCATCACAATAATGATGGCCCCACCGGGCTGTAAACGCTGACGCGGGCCAGATGTATACCACTCATACACCCCATCAAAGACTGCGGGGTTGTTCTGTTTCGCTTCCTGTTCACTGTGAGGGTCATCAATGATCAAAAGATCAGCGCCTTTACCCGTTACAGCGCCACCCACACCAATAGCGAAATAATCGCCACCAGCATTAGTGTTCCATCGACCCGCAGCCTTGGAATCCGAGGAGAGTTTTGTACTAAATACTTTGTCATACACAGGTGATTGGACTAAATTTCGAACCTTACGACCAAATCCAGTTGCAAGTTCTGCGGTGTGAGCAGTCTGAATAATCTTCTTCTCAGGATGTAAACCCAAAAACCAAGCCGGAAGCAAATACGAAGCAAACTCCGACTTTGTGTGTCGAGGTGGCATATTGATAATCAATCTCTTGAGTTCGCCTTTAGCCACCCTCTCAAAAGCATCAGCCATGATCTGATGATGCTTACCGGAAATAAACCCATCCCACATCTGCGACACAAAGAAAATAAAAGATTCCCGGCAACGCTCAACCTTATCCATCTCCAAAATTTGCCGAATCTTCTTCCTCTCATCCAATCCAACCATTGGAATCATTGAGTTGTATTCATCAAGCTCCTGCTTTGTAAGGAGAGTCATAAATCCAAATCTTCCTTTGCACCCTTGTCCAATACCCGAATCGAATTGAACTTGTAAGCCTTCAACGTCAACAATCCCTCATCCTGCAATGAATGGACAATCCGGTGAATATTCGACTTTGACTTCAATCCAATCCCTTTGGCAATAACTTCATACGAAGGCGATACCCCATACAATTTCATGTATGCCTTTATGAAATCCAAAACAAGTTGATGCTTTTCCGACATGGCCTGAGTTTAAACGCAAATGTGAACGTTCGCAAGTGCTTTTTAAAATTTATATATACCCCCCCCTATTTCCGTTTACACAAGTACCCGGGGGGTGTTTGGAGATGAGAACGTTCTGATGGATAGGGGGAAGATGATAGGGTGAGTAAAACACAGTGCAGGCGCGGGAGGGGGACCCAATTCCAAAAAGGGGGTATAGGGGTCGCCAACCAGCATCTCCAGCACCGTGTAAACGCCTACCCGCCCTCAGCGGCTGATGACCGTAGCGGGGACAGGCGCACCGTCAGCGTGTAAACGAGGTGCGTCGATCTCCAGCACCTGCGCCCTGTTCAATGGCCTGACGTTGCTCAGTAGCCTGAGGTGACCCGCCAGTTCTTTCTTGAGTTGCTCTGCACTCACTGCGCTGTCATCTGTTGGCGCTGACTCTTTCATTGTGAACATGCC